ATGGCACAGGTTGAAAAATTTCGAGGTGTGAGCCGCGATCATCGGCGTCTTTTACGATGCACTGAGTGCGATTGCGCTACGTTCAAAGTGGTCAAGGTTGGTGCGTCCGAAATACCACGGCTCGAATGCTCAAACTGCGAATGCACAATGATAGAGGTGAAAATAGATGTGTGAATGTCGATCTTACAATGGCTCAGAGTACCTTACCGGATCCATCCCTGAGCGCATCTTGCCATACCGCAAGTATTTTCCAGAAAGCACCCGAGAAACAGTCTGCGTTGATGATTGTATCGCCGATATGATGGAGAAGCTTTGGGAGGCGGGCGTTAAAACGGTCGCGTGTTGCTGCGGGCATAACGGTCAGGCTCCGATCGCAAATGGCAACGCAAATGTAATGATTTATGATCCAAAGCAAGCCGCCCTTGCGCATGAAATTCTGTCATTTGACAGCCGCAGGTGGTGGGTGACATTCTGGGCAGGTCAAATCGAATAACCACGCGCGCGCCATATTCAGTTCACTATGCACTCCGCCAACTCACACAGCACATCAAGCGTAGCATCATGTGTGCCATCTGCGGCTTCCATCCACTCTTCGGCAGCGATCAAATATGCCGCAACAGATCGGTTTGATCCGCTTGGAAGGGTGGGCTTTGGACCAAGCTCAAGCGCGGCCCGGTCAATCTCAATGCGCGGCGCGACGTGCCCGCAGGAGATCAACAGCGGCACCGATAGCAGGGCTGCGACAAGTGTCATCATCTTTGACATTCGAAAGCTCCTCATAGAGCGCAGAAAACTCGGCAGCACGCACTCGTGTTTGGACCAGCGCATTGCCGAGAATTGATGACACGGCGGTCTGTGCCGTGCGGGATGCCTCAGACTGCGCCAAATCGGCGCTCAGGGCTGCATTGCGCGATTGTAGCCACCACGCCCATCCACCGAGGACCAGACAGGCAATTAGGGCGTATATGGCGAGTTTTTGCATTACAGTCCCGACAAACAAAGCGCACGGTTGGAAGGGGGCATACCTGGCAATCCACGCCAGCGGCGGTTCTCAAGTCCGCGGATCATGATGCCCTTGACGAATACCCATCGCGGCATTTGCTCACATGCCTGCCGCAGCTTTCCGGCATTCAAAAGGCGCACAAGCGTTGAGCCACACGCCGCCCCTGCTCCGACATTGAAAGTCCAGTCGCGCACCGCCATGACAGTATTCTCAGATAGGCTTTGGTTGGTGATGCAGCGGCTCATAGGTCGGTCAACCTTACGCTCCATATCTTCCCAGAACCACGCCTCGATCTGGTCGTTAGAATAGCACTCACCGAGCTTAAGCGATGGGTCCATGTGACCGACGCCAACAGTCGGGTAGCCGCCGCTGTCCAGATAGACGCAGTTTTCATAGCCTTCCCACGCGGACGTATAGGCCCACTGTCCGCTGGCAAGCGTGGCCGTGAGAATGCCACCTACGATCAAACCGACACCGCGCTTACCAACTGCGCCACCCTCGTCCTTGCGATAGGCCCGCCACTGTTTGCGCGCGAAAACGTACATCTGCATGATGAGCCACAGCGCCGACAGGATCGGCACCATCTTAACCGCGACCGTACTTGCATGATCCAGAGTTGGCCACCACGCCGGAAGCGTCACTCCACCGACGGATAGGGCGTTTGTTGCTTTGGTCATTTGTGCCTCAAATTTTGTCATTTTACCCCCACACGGATTTTAGTAAAAAAACCATCACCAAATCACCCGGTTGTGTTCGAGTGTGCCCGCCTCAATGTGGCGGATCAGCTTTGCCATCACCCGGCCATTGATGTTGGTGTAATGCTCCGCCAGTTTGTGATTGTAGGCCACTGGACCGTAGAGCACGTCATAGAGCGTGTTTTGATCATAGGACCCAGTGGCCCAAGCCGGTTCGAGCACATAGGCAAATGTGGCTTTTTCGATGTCGAACAGTGCGGCATCCAACAACTTCGCTGCAAGACGTGTGGAGGTGTTGAGATACCCATATGTGCGCAGCCCCGGAACAGGGATGCCGTTACCTGTCCAATCGCGTATGACCACGCTGTCGCTATCTGGAGGCCAGATTGTCGTTTCCTCATCCAGTTCGACCATGCGCACAAGGACGGAGTAGGATGCTGTGACCGGGATTGCTTCTGCGACTGTGACCGTGCCTCCTGATCTCGCAGTCACTGTATATGTGCCCGCACAGTCGCCTGTTGCCACAGACAAGCGAGATCCGACGCCAATAAGCTCACCGCCAAAAGAGTAGGTCTCAAATGGCCCTGAAATCGTATTCGCAACCGCGTCGAAGGCGTGGGTCGTCGTTACGGAATAGCTCAGATAGGGCCAATATTGCCGGTGTGTGTCTGGGAAATCTTGTGCGCCACCGCGCGCCAAATGCGGATGTTCAGTCGTAGACAGGAATGGCATGCCGCCGCGACCGCGAATTTCGGCAACAATTTCCAACAAATCTTGCGGCATAGACGGATAGCCAGATTGTCCATTCATATCTGTTTTGCCACCCGAGTTCATAGTGTTGAAACCCATCCAAGCGTCGTGGTCCGTTTCAATTGTGTCCTGAATTTGAGCCAGAAACTCCGAGATAAATGCGCCTCCGACTGCCTTCATATCGACCGCAAATTCGACGTTCTGCATAAGACTGAAAGTGTCGTTCGCACGGTCGGCCAATAGCTGCACGGGCGCGTAAGGCCCGGCAGCACCGCCCTCCGCTACCGCACCAGTGTCAATAGAATCCCCTGCCGCCCCAATTTTGATTGTGCGCGCCGTTGCTTTTGTGCGCACTCCATCGTTCCACGTATAAAAATTGACCGGGTTGCGAGGATCAGCGGGCCAAGCAGCGTCAAGTGGGTTAACGCCCATAATTTTGGCGGTCAAGACCCGTGCCTCGGCTGCAAAATTGCCAATGCCAGCTATCGCCTCCAGCAACGCGATGCGGTCCGAATTTGAAATGGTGTCTGCAATGACAGCGGCCAAATCAGCAGTGGTGACGCCAGAAGCTATAAGCCCCCACGCGTTTCTAGGCGCACCAGAAAATCGCAGTAAGACATGCCTTTGGGTCTTAAATTCACCACCGGCAAAATACTCCTCCGCTCCGTACAGGCACTCGTTGGCGGACCCATTTAGGACCACTTTGGCTCGTCCGGTATTGGCCTGTGGCACCTGAAACGCCACAAGGGTGCCATCAGTCGCGCTGACAGGCCGTGGCGTGGTCAGCGTGTAAATGTCAAATGTCCCATCGGTCGAGTACGTCACAGACGTTGAGCGCGCGACGTGTTTATTGATCGTAGAAACGTCCGCCGCATTGAACTCCACGATGAATGCCGCACCCGGCAAATTTGGCCGAATGATCATAGACTTACCTGGCTGAATTTCACCCCCCTTCATCGCACCGCCTGTGTAATCAAGCAAAGACCACGTCACACCGGCCACCGTCGCAGTCGGCGCAGCCGTGTTCGCAGCGGTCGGCGTAAAGATGATGCGAGTTCTTGCGGCTAGAATTTGCGCATTTGTCAGATCGCAATCTGTGAGCGTCAGGATAATTGCATTTGCTGTTCCCGACACATCGGCGCGCCACACGGCACTCGCCGCGTTCGCTGTTTTGTCTGCCTTACCCGCCAGCCCGGTCCCACGCATCCACTGCGCCTGCGCTGATGCTAATCCATCAGCTGCAAATTGGTAGTAGCCAGCATTTGGGACGGGATCTGGCCCGCCAAGTATAGGATCAATGTGTGTGCCAGTATCCGTGTCATCGACAAATGCCCACTCACCCGCTAACGCTGAGGTAAGTGAAAAGCCCGACCATGATGAATACTGTCTATCACCCACCTGCACGGTGTCGTAGACAAAATCAGCCGAATTTTCAGCATTACTTGCAGATACCGCTGCATTAGTTTCCGCCGAAGAGGCGCTTACGGCTGATGCCGACGACTTAGCCGCATGGTGCTTGGACGAATACTGCCCCGGATCGACCTCAACATCCTCTGGGTTCTCGGCCCACTGTTCGGCCTTGTCTTGTGCTGCTTCTGCCGCATCAATAGCACCCGCTACGTCCCCAAACTGCGCAGCAATGTCAGCTACTTCTGCGGCGTATGTTTGAGCGTTTTCAATATCGGCGCCGGTCGGACCTGCCTTCGGATTTCCATCCTCATCACAAATAATAACGCGGCCAGCTCTCTCAGCAGCATCGTCAACGAAAAAGTTAATGGTAGGGAGGTTGAATGGCACGCGAAAAGTGCGTGTCATTTGGTTTTGGATCTCCTGTACTGCCCGAGAAAGTCGATCCACTTGCTTTTCAAGTGAAACCTCGCGGGCACCGCCAACGCCAACCCAGCCCTGTTCCGCATTGGTATTTCTGATGATATATAGATGGCCCATGTCATATGCGGCAGAGATTGCCTCTGACAAATAAACATTTCCTGAGGTTTCACTCGCCGTTGGGGAGGCTGAAAAGTCAACGGAGCTCAGCTCTGTAAGGACACCATTTAAGTCAATGATGCAAGTCAGAGCGCCTTCGTTGTATTCGTGCCCTACGGGATAAGGGCCAATTCCATCAATCACATATGGCGCAGGAGGGTTGAAGGTTTCAGTTGTCATTCGGGTCCTCCGAAAGCGTTGTTGAGATCAGGTGCGCGTGATGGGAGCATGTCGCCACGCTGCCACCAGGAGGCATTGCCATAGTCTTGTTGCCGGCGACGTTCTTGGCGACGCCAAAGGGTTTCAGCTTCAGGATCAAGCCAACGCTGCAATGTGTCGGCCACAATGCGGTCATAGGCGGCGCGGGCATACCAAAGGCTTGATGCAACTGGGGTATTGCGACCCGCGAAATTTGCAATGTCACGACCAATCAAGGGATCTTTACCATCGGCAACACGGGCCGCATTTGAGGCAATGGGGCCAATCACATCGCCGGCAAGTCCGAAGACCGGCCCGGCAATTGTTTCACCAATACCGCCCCCCATTCGGCTCGTTTCAGCCGCAAAGAAATCTCCGAATATCCCAAGTCCACCACCCTGCATCATGGCGGCCATCCAGAATTTTCCATCATCCATTGGGCGCGGATCATTGCCTTTTGTCAGCTCTTTGAGCTGCACGGCCAAACCGCCCAAAATTAAGAGAGACGCGCTCATCTCTGCCGCATATTTGGCTTTAGCCATGGGACCAGGAAGGGTTTTCCAACGACGAATTTGGCCAAGAGTGAGAGAGATGGAAAAGCTCTTATAGCTCATGAAACTGCGCGCTAACTCACCGCTGACAGATCCCGGTGCGGCGGTCCCCTGCAACATGGCACGACCTTCTACGCTTGCAGATGGCACTGCATATTCAAGCTGTTCTTGCATGATGGCCTCAAGCCGCACAGCAAGACCCTCAGCTTCAGCCCGAGAGATCGATGTCTGATTTTCCAGAAAATACATCGGGGATATGAAATCTGCACCGCTGGAAGGATCAGAAAAACGCACCGCGGGGTCACGCAACACATCCCAATCTGCGGCGGTGATCCCGCGTTCATCCAAAATCCGGCGCAGGCTGTCATCGATCTTATCGAAGGCGCGATCGGCATTCTCGGCGAGATAACCGGAGAATTCCATTTTAAAGGCGATGCGACGCATATCCGTGACCCAGCTGAGGCCAGAGGCGCGCAACGTAAAGCCGGCCAACCGCTCAGGCAGACCGGTGCCAAACAACTGTCCAAAATACCGCGATGACCCGCCGCCGGCATCCGCGAGCGCACTCGCGACATATCCCATACGGGCGGCCGTCTCCCTCGTTGCACGGCTGGCCGTAAGCTGTGCACTGCGCGACAAAACATTGCGCGGCTTGATGCCGACAATTTTGGCAGCCATGCGGATGGTGGCTAAATCAGTAACGGACGACACTACGGCAGAGCCAAGCTGCATCGATGTCAAAACAGATCGCGTGCCAGAAAAGAAACTGGCCCAGGCTGCACTTTCTGGAATATTCGCATCGCCATTCAAATGCGCCAACATCGCCTTGGCGCGTTTGCTTTGTGTATTGACCCGTTCGGCCAGCTTGCTTGCCGCCTTCAGCTCGGAGGCGGTCTTTGCCAGGGCTGCGGCTGTCTCCACGCGTTTTTGAGCCACTTGTATGGCGTATTCGAGACCCATCCGAGGGTTCGGCCCAAGGACACGCATCAAGGCCACGTCGCGCGCCAATCCATGCACGCCGTCGATCATGGCTGAGAAGGGATCAGAGGCACCATATTTCTTGTTGTATTCAAGCCAGCTTGATCCGTCTTTGAAGTGCAGGACGCGGGCATCGGCACGCTGATTGTAAAGTGCTTTACCGCCCACACTCATCGTTGGGTCTTTGTCATACCAACCGCGCGTTGTGATGCCCTCAAATACATCGCGCAAAAAGCGGTCTGTACGGGCGCGCGCCGGAACATCACCAGCGTTTGCGGCAAAGGGCTTACCTGTGGTCACATCATCGATCTTGTCCCAGGCAATCCGCCCTTCGATATCAGCGCGCCACGCTTCAAATCCAGCCTTGCGCAGCTGCACAACATCGTGCCTGTGTTGCACGCCGTAGTTATCCAGCTCTCCAATTGCGCCGCCATGGGCATTAAACGCGCGCCGCATCCGATCTTGCGCCTTGCGCACAGCCTTCGCCAAATCGGCGGCGCGCAAGTCTCCCGAGGTCTCACCATGAAGTTCGCGGATGACATTTTCAAATCTGGCGATATTGCGTGATGATCCGACAACATTCAGGCCAGTTTCTTGCAAAACCTCATGCAAAGTCGCATTGATTTGCGCCTCATAGCCTTCGCGAATGGAGCGCACACTTTCGCCGCGATAACCTGATCCGTCGGAAAATTCTAAAAGATTGCGCAAAGCTGCGCCTGGGTCATCTGCTGTTTCAATGGCATTTTTCAGCCGCCGCATTGTTTGGAGCTGATTGACAACGGCATGGAACCGCCGCCGCGACAGAGCATCAGTTGCCTCTTTCAGATCTGCGGCGGCGGCGGCCTCAGCCTGCGCAAGGGGCATCGTCGTGCGATACCGGTCGCGAAGCTGTTCGAAATTGCGTCGAGCCTCATTGGCACGGGCTGGGTCAAGCTGTCCTGCTTTTACCGCGCCCGCAATGCAATCTGCAATATTACTCATGCGCTGGCCCCCTGAAGGTAACATGTGTTCACAGCCTCGATCAGCGCCCGATCCTGATCCAGATCGTCAAGGATTTCGCGGGCGCTGGCACGGGTGCCGTCTTCAAAGGTGATTTCAGCATCGAGAAAGGCGCGGCCGATGTCATCGCTCTCCATTTCGGCGCGGATCACGGCTGTGTCGAGATCGGCCAAATCGGGCAGATCAACGGAAATCTCCATCGGCTCAATCATTGGCGGAACCGTTGTCCCGCGTGGCCGGCCAAGATCATCGGGCAGATCGGCAAATCGCGCATCGAGGCGGGACAGGACGTCATGCGGCGTGCCGCCCAACAGATCGCCTGTTTTGCCCACTTGCCGCGCCTCGCGCGCATAAGACGTCAAGAAACTCGTCACACTGTCCGCAGATGCCGCACGGCCGTCCGGATAGAACTGTTTCACCAGACGCACGGTGAGCGGCGGCACAGGGCCTTCCAACAGATCGATGTCGTCCAGCATCTCAGATATGATCGAAGCTACGCCTTGCCCCTGCCCTGCGGCCTCACGGGCGTTTGAGATCATCCGCATCGCATCGGTGACAAAACCGGACAGATCAAAACTCTCGACCACCTGCCCCGCCTCGATCTCGGCCCGCAAGGTGGCCCACTCAGGGGCGGACCGGTCCAATGCCGTCATCAGGCTTTTAAGCTCGCCCGCATCCTCAAGTTCGGCAAAGCGTTCGATCAGATCCGGGGCCTCCCAGGCGCGGGCAAAAAAGGCTCCGCTCAACCGGCGTTTTCCTTCGGCATTGAGCGCGCCTGCGGCATCAAACATCGCGTTGCGCTCTGAGCGCGGCAAGGCGCTCAGAACAGAGCGGACAAAGCCGCCATTGCCGGGATCGGATACACCCAATGCCGGATCGAACAGGGCCAGACGGTCGGCACTCATGGCGCGCGCGCTTGTGCGGGCGATTTCTGTTGGCGTCATACGGGCGACACCGCTGTCTTGGGCGGCGACCACGAAATCGCGCCGCCCTGCGTCATCGAGGGTAGAGGTCCGCCGTGCAATCAAAACCGGGCGCTCAATGCCCTCAGGCACCACGAAGCCCGCGGTTTCGATTTGGCTGCGATATTCTGCGGCGCGATCGGGGAATTGCTCATAGGCGCGCTCAATCGCGCCAAACCGTCCATTGCCGCTTTCAATGATACCGTCAGGACCAACGATGGGCGTACCGCGATCTGCGGTGCTGGCCGGCATCAAAAGGGCAGGATCAAGACGGGCGGCCGTGTCCGCGATCCACGCATCCGATGTGCCGCGCGATCTGTCACGAGGCTGCAAGTCGCCACCGGCGCGTTTGAGAAATGAGGCGTCAACCACCTCATATTTGACATCGATGGTGATATCATCTCCGGCGCGCACCTGTCCGCTGCCTGTATAGCCGCGCGAGGTTTGCGATCGATCTGGTGTCCAATCTGCGCGGGGACCACGATATCCCTGCCAGGCGGCTGTGCCCTGACGACGATAAATCCACTGCCCAAGTTTTTCTTGGAGAGCGGGCGTCATGATTTCATTGCCAGTCAAACCGAGGCCGCGCTTGGCGGATTTTAGAGTGGTGCCGACGATCTGATAAGCTCCCATCGGTGTTGCGACGCGGCCAACCTGCCCCTTGACCCACTGCGCGTAGGGGCCATTAGGATTGGAAAATTCAATTGCTTGATCGACGGTCATATCTGTGAGTTTGACGCCGTCAAATGGACCGCCGGCGCGATTTGAATATCCAAACAGGGCCTCATAATCTCCACCACTTTCGCCGGCAAAAATGCCGCCACGGATGGCTTGCCAGTTTTCCGGCGCATCCGGTAAATTTGGGGGTGTCTCTGGTCCTGAGCCAGATTGCTTTGATGCAATGACCGTGTCCAAAGGCTTGCCCGTTTCAAGCGTCTCTTGTGCCGCATCGATAGACGTGGCCGTGTCGATCTGGGAAACGCCTTCCGGGGCACTTTCACCAGCTCCGGCATGGCGAGATTTGCGGTATTCGAGAAAACGCACGCCTCCGGCCAATGCTCCGCCGAGACCTGCCGACATCAAGCCGGCGGTGGCCATGTCTGTCGCCACATTCGGGCGCTCAATGCCCAAACGGTCTGCCATGGGAATAGAGCGCTCTGTGGCGGCCATCCCCTCAAATGCTGCACCGACCACACCCTCAATTGCCATTGTGGTTAAAACGCCCACGCGGCCCGGCGCGCCAAAGGGCAGCGAGGCAAGCGTTTGCTCATCAGTAAAATCAGCCGCCAAAGACCCGGCCAACTCTGGGCCCCAGCTTCCATTTGGTGCAGAGCCCAAAATCGCCTGTTGATCTTCATATTCTGCGCGCAGACGTTCCGTCACCTGACGCTCAAATTCATCCTTTGAGCCTGGCAGATCGGCAAAGGCGCTGACGCTCTCGTCGCGCGCTTGGGTGACTTTGGCAAAGGCGGCATCGCGGCGGATCTGATATTGTTTTGTTGATGGATATGGTCTTCCGGTGGGGCTTGCCAGTGGCACATCGACGCCGCCGATTTGCGCAAGCATATCATCCAAAACTGCATTGCGCGTTTGGTCGACCTGCATCCATTGATCGCGGGTGAGACGTTGCGACCGGAAAGACGCCGAAAAGCGATCACCAGGCGTTGGGATATCAGTCGCCATCGTGTCGGCGGGCTGCTCACCTTCTGCGGCTTGAAGGAAAAATGTCATTGACGCTCTCACTTCAAAAGTTTGCTCATGGAAAACTGATAGCGTTCGCCATCTTCAGTTTCCGGGACAAGGATCTGGCCGGAATTACTGGTGTAAAAGAACTCATAGACACCATCGCCGACCGCGCGCAGGTTCATTTGCGCAAGCGTATCCTCTGTGATTGCAGATCCATTGATCAAAGGCGGGCGGCCTGACGTAGAAATCGCCGCAAGGTTTGTGGTCAGTTGATCTTGATCAGTGGTAAAACTCGGTCTTTTCGTCTCAGTTGTCCGAACTACACCAATGCGCGACAGAGCCGTCTCGACCTGTTGCGCCTTAACACCCTGCGGCAACATCGTCAGCTCGTCGTTGACCTGCTGTAATCCACCCGCTGCCCCCCTGCTGTCATAGCTCCCAGTGCCGCCGAGAACTTCGTGCAGGCTCTGCTGATAAAGCTTTTCATCAATGTTTCCCGCCGGATCGACACGTCCCGATCTGGCCGCATAAAGCGCATCCGCCGCCGCCATCGCCTGGGCTTGAATGTCAGCACCACCCGGAATGTCGACAAAGAGATCTTCGACGACATCAAACGTCGGCTGCAATCTGTCTTTCGCGGGCGGAAGGATCACGGTGCCGGCATCGATTGTTTGTTGGCCGACCATGATTTCGCTGGCAATCGCCTGGGAGCCCTTGGCGTTCATAAGACCACCGACCCAGCGGAACACAGGATCGTCACTGACGAGGTCCATCACGTCCGGTCGATCACCAAGGGTGGCCGCGACGACACCCGCCAAAGTGGCGCGGGCGTCGGGGTCTTTGGTGTCCGATATGGTTTTTCTGAGCTGTTTGGTTGTGGCCTGGTCAAACACCGCATCGGTCTCTGTCCAACCGTTTTTGACCAGGGCGGCGGAGGTGCCGCGAAACTGGGACAGCGCCGCGCCAAACTCTTGTGGATTGGTGGGATCAAACTCTGGAAGCTCTGGTACAGGCAGACCTTTTTCGCGGGCGTGTGCAATCGGATCAGCCGCCCAGGCCTTTTCCTCAGCATCCAGTTTGGTTTCCAAAAGTGCCAGGCGTTCGGCCTGATATTTGTATACTTTTGGGCGGTTTTTTTCTTCGTCAACGGCATCCTGAAGCTGGGCGGGTGTCATCATGTCGAGCTGCGGCTTTTCGATCAAAAGCTCACGCTGCGCCATGGCTTCGGAAAAGTAGGGATTGGCCTGAACATCGGCACGCGCCAAAAATGCATCCTCATCAGCACTGCGCTGACCAAGTGACCAGATCCCCGCCATTTGCTTCAGGCGATCGGTGACAGCTTTCTCCGCCGTGCTGGCGGCAATCTCAGCGTCCTTGACCGCCTTGGCATCAGCGGCGGCAATTTTGGCATTGGCACTGACCCGAAAGCGCGATTGCTCCTCTCCGTCCAGCCCGGAAAACTCACCTGCATCAAGGGCATCGAGAAAATCATTTGGATCCTCATCGAGCATGCGCAATGCGGCGGCTGCATCCATTCCGGATTGCAAAGATAGGCGGCGCTTTTGTGCTTCTGCCGCATCGATGACCCCTGCGGCTTCAAGCTCATCAATTTGTTTGGAGCCTTGCTCAAAATAAGCGTCACGGGTTTCCGGGTCCGCTGTGGCCGCCGCCGCAGTTGCGGTATGGACATAGTCGAAATATGTCGCCTCACGTTGAGCGAACTTCCCGGCCAGCGCTTGTTGACCGATATTAAGCTCATGGCGATTGCGCAGCTCGTCAAAAGCGAGATTAAATTGTTCGGCGTTGCGCGGATCAACACGCGGGCGGCCCGTTTCAGTTGCGCCATTAATATAGGTTTTTCTCAGCTCGGCGATGCGGCTCTGGAATGTAGTTTCGAGCGTATCAGGATCGCCGATTTGCGCCATTTCAAGCGATAGATTGTTCATGTCGCGCGTAAGATCGACACCCAATCGGTTCATTTCCCGCTGTAGGCGGTCCGTCTCCAACTTGGCCCCGACATCAGCCATGACATTGCCGAATTGTGCAACGGAAGCGCCCGCATCGGATGCCTGAACGCGGACGTCTGCACTGCGACCGGGATCAATGCCTGCGGTGGGTATGGTGAGCTGGCTCATGCTGCATCCCCAAGATTAGGCCATAGGTCTGGGGCAGCGGTCAAAAGTGTGCCTGCCGCCCCCATGCCGCCCTTCAAAAGTGACGACATGGCTTGGGATCGGTAGGCGCTTTGTTGCGCTGATAGCTCTTGATCGCGGGCCAATCCGTCCTGGCGCACAGACTGGCTTTGAAAACTCATTTCTGATGCGGCTTCTTGGCCAAGAAGGATGGCCGAGGGGCTGTCGATCGAAACACCGCGATCTGCCAGTTCAGCAACTTGTCGGCGCATTTCAGTTTTGAATTTGCGGCGGGTGCGCAGCTCTTTTTGGGCCGTCAAAAGACGATCGGTGTCTCGCTGTTGTCCGACCAGCGCAGCATTTGTTTTTGCTGCCTTATAGCTGGAAATACCTTGTGCAATCGAGCCGCCCACAGCCAGGGCAGTGCCTATGCCCTGAAGAGTTAGGCCTGTTGTAGCAGCCGCTGCCGTTGCACCGGCTGCGGTTGCGGTGCCTCCAACCAGTGGTAAAAGAGCAGGAAGGCACATTATGCACCTCCCGTTTCAACAGGGGAAACAATAGCAAGCACAGTCATAGGTGCGCCGCCAAAGGGCTCAAACCGATAACTTGCCTCGTCTGACATTCCTGTGAATGCCGAGATATTGGTGACACCGGAATAGGCTGTTGTGAGGTTTGCGGCGACACCGACATCAAACAGAGGTTGGCGTGGATTGAGCATAGGCTCTTGGCCAAAATGGCGCTCGACACCGCGCACATATCCGGCGGCAGTACGATGCAAGACAATACCACCATTCGAGGCGATAGACTTGCCCATGCCTCGCGCATCACCCTCTTTTTCTTCAACGGATGGCTCAAAAAGATCAACGAAGTGTGTCTGATCAAATAGGCCAATAATGGCGTATGAGACCGATGATTCTAGTGTAATTTCGCCACTTTCGGGCACAGTAATTGGCCCGAACTGTCCGTTATCAGTCCATGCATAAACTTCCTCACCGATCAAATGGGAAATGTCAAAAGTATCAGTGGGCTCCGCAAGATCGAAGACCTTTGAGGCAAATAGATGGTTGGCTTCATGAATAGGGTCATCTCCGGGCAAGGCACCGTAAACGATAGCCTGCTCTTCGATCATCCTGACAACTTCACCATTGATTGTCCGCTTAACAACCATGGTGAGAATATCCCGCTTTCCATCTGACGATGACGTCACGGAAAAGCTTTCAACGAACCCTCCTGCCAAAGAGACAATGGACCAGCCTAAAACCTCTTCCGATTGATTGTAGAGCATCAGAACCAGATCGCCGTCATCTCGGCGCAACCACGCCAATCCCAAAGGGTTTGACTGCCAGACAATCTCACTTAAACCGGCGGCTCCGATATGTGCAGCCGGCACAGTCAGATCGACGGGTAGACCGCCTTCAACTTCAAATGAATAGCGCAACTCTTCGACACGCGTTGCATCAGCCGTGATGTAGATTGGATAGCCAAATGGTGAAATTGGCCGATGCGCGATTGATCCATTGGTGCCTTCCACATCTGTGTCAAATGTTGAAATACCAATGGCCTGTCCAACCTGGCTTGAAAAGCCGCGCACCACTTCACCAAGCGTACCGATATAAATACCTTTTCTCGATCGACGCAGCCATTGAATGCCATTCTGGCCCTCAGAGCCATCAATGGCATAGGCAAAGGCTTCATCCGGCTCGATCGATGGGAGAAAGTCGTTAAAATCGCCGATGGTTGAAAACCAAAGTGTTCTGGGCTCAGACCGCGTAGCCGCTGCGGCAAAACGTTGTTTGATGATTTCAATTGTTCTGGGATAGCCATATTTTACTGACCAAGCGCCTTCAGACCACCGATAGGTTGGATCGGTGACACAGGGTTCCGGCACAGTTTTAATGACTTCTGCGATTGCTGAATTTTCGTCGGACACGCTTGTGATGCGCACGATCCCGACAAGATCAGAAATATATTTCCATGTGATTTTTGTATTAAAGTCATACATCATCTCACCGTAAGAATGGATCGGTGGTGAAACGCCTGTATTTACAGTTGTGCCTGTGGTGGTGTCAAAAATGCCATCACCGTTGGTCTTGCCTGCGGTGATCTGATAAATATTTTCGTCATAGCGAAAATAGTTACCGATCTGGGCGGCTGTATTTGAAGACCAAAGCGGTATTTCCGTGATGTTGGTTGGCTTGAGCAAAATCAGCGATCCAACCTGACTTACTTCAAATGGATCTCCGCTGCCTGTGAGCGTGATTGTTCCTGTCGATGCAGAGCATTGGATCGTGATGTCTTCGTCTAGGTTCTGAACCCTGAAAGGGCCAGTGTCGAGCACCCAGTCATTGATCGTCCAATTGTTGAGCGCATAGCGGGACAGCTTTTGCAAGGGTCCAGATCCATCGGCGAGATAGATCACATCAGAGGATTGCAGTGGCCAAATCGCATCAAGGTCCGCTTCACCATACGGTACGGTCAATTCATAGGCGGAACCATCCAGCTCAACCAATTCACCATAGCGCCAAACGCGCATGGTCTCATTGGTGAACTCCAAATTGAGACTGTCATTGGCGTTGAACTCGAACGGCAAAAGCCGCGCGGCGGCGTTGTCTTTTGTATAGCCGCGAAAAATCGTACCTGGTGCGCGCGTAAAACCACCCTCCCGCAAGGGGATAAACCCACGCATTTCGCGCACGCCGGTGCGCACGCGCTTGTAATCATTGCGCCCATACAAGAGCGGGGAGACTTCACCCGAGTTAAAGCTGACCTGTGGTTTAAATTGACGTGTCACCGCAGCGCCTCCATTACCCAATCTGTGGACTGTGGAAGATCGTCAAGACGAGACGCCGAAGCCGAATAGCTGTCGTTGTCGATGGCCGTCTGCTTGAGTGTCGCGAGCTTTGCCTCGATGCGATCGATCTTTTCCGTGCGGCGTAAAAATCCAGGGCCCGGAGCCAAAAGGGCGGCAAGTTGGGCAGAGACAAATGTTTGGAATGTCGATGGCAGAAGCTTTTCGTTTGTGATCCGGCGTGAGTAGCGAACGACCAAGCCCGTTTCGACATCTGCACGGATGTAATTTTCCTCACGACGCCAATCAGCGTCCTGATCCACGACAAGCAAAAGCTGCACACAATCACCTGGCAAGGCGTAGAGGTATGGCAAGTCCGGGTCTGTGATCCACTCTTCTGGCAAATCAGACACCAATGCGAGCTGTGCCGTGCGCCGAACAAAGGACCAATCATAAGACTGCAAGCATATGTCAAGCGCATGTGGATATTGCTCTGCCGCCGCCGCTGCTTGTTGACTGTCGTCTGCAAATGACGAGAGCGGCGAAAGCTCCATCATACGAAAGGCCTCTGCTGCGATGGTCGATGCTGCGATCGGGGTTGCCATATGACTGAGTGCCTGATGATTTGGGAGTGAGAGCGATGGCCGGACTTAAGCCAGCCATCGCGCAGCGGTAGGGTTAGTTGTAGAGGTAGGCGATTTGGAACGGCATCGATCCCGCCCCGGTCGCATCCGCTTCCGCATGGACATAAATCGAAATCATGCCTTTGGGATTTTCAGCGAGACCCAAAACTTCCCAGAGCCGCTTGCCATGATTGGCGTCGCCCTGTGCAATCGGCGTCACGATGGTCTCAGTTGCTTTGGTTTGATCCACCAAGGCATCCGTGTCGGTTTTGGTTCCGATCACCACCTGCGCAAAGCCCCAGTTTTCCACGTCAAAGAACGTGTCAGGGAGAAGGATGCAGTCGGATGGCAAATCTGCAATCCGATACATTGAGGTGTTGCTGTCATCCACCAAACAGGCAAGCAGTCCGGTCACAAAGATTGCCCGGCCGCGTGCCAAAATGGGGTCTGGCGCATAACTGTCAGGATCGAGGTAGTCGTGGATCAGATTGGACTTTCCGGTAACGATAGCCATAAGAGGGTCTCCTTTGGCAAAATTTAGGAACAGGCGACCAAGAGATCAGCCGCCCAAATGGATCAGCTTTCGACGCATTCGATGACACGCACGCCAACATCTTCGAGGCGGGTGCAATCGGGATAGGCGTCAACTTTGATGTACGGCAGGTTGTCAGCGGAGCCGTCGTTCCAGATGCGGCCATTGATGTCCTGCCACATGCCGCACACAATGTTCTGTTTCGACCAGAGCGGGATCAAGCGTTGCCCGGACGCGTTGTAGGGCAGACGGTTGGTGAAGATCCATTCAATGCCCAACAGCGTCGTCGCTCGCCACTTTTGATCTGTTCGACCTCAAACTTGTTGAGATCAAGGCCAGCATCCATCGCGATATTGAGAAGGTCCGTTTTTTGCTTTGGCGAAATCGCGGCGTAGATCTGATCGTCTGTTTCAAGACCGAAGTCTTGCAATTCCATGGCTTCCGTCGCCGCCCGCAATTTTGTCAGGGTCAGACCTGTGCCGCCATGCACGGTGTAATTGGCCGCCGGAAGAGCCTTGTTGGAATTGGGGCGCTTGCCTTCGGTGACTTTGCCGAGGATGCCGGAACCGGAAATTTCAAACTTGTTATCAGAGCCTTTGCGCACACCCATAATACGATCAAAGATGCCACGATCAACGGCTTTAACATGGTTCTTCATCAACTGGCCCGTGGGATCGAGCGCAAGATCGAACTTGTCGACGGTGTCAATGTATTGGCCGCTTTTGATCTCAAGCGGACGCACAAGCCAACGGCGGCTGCGCTCCGGCACGTTTTCAACGTTGCGGCGGCTGCGATCTTCGCCCTCGATGTAATCAAGAGCCCCCATCAGATCTGCGGCGTCTTGCGCCTCGCCCGTGGCAGTGACGATGGTGACAGCGGCCCGCAGCCGGTTTTGAAGTTGCTGCGCAACCATTTTAACGTTGCCGGTAAACGCAAGCTTGTGGTGCGCTTCGACTGTTTGTTCAAAGGACATTTTGCCCCTCCTACGAAAAATCATCTGTATGTTGTGAGATTTCGGAGGGGTCGCCCGGCATATCCGGACCCGCACCTGACGGGTATCATCCGCCTAGTCGCCGGTCTATTCCCGGCGTCACCGGACCCCGTGGGGTCGCCCGGCCTAGAATCACCTAAAATGCAGGCATGAACCAAAGTCAAGACAAAACAAAATATGCCCCGCATTTTTCAACACGGGGCATATCTGGTGGTCACCAGCGATTTTGGGATCGTTTATTGTGGGGCGGCCTGTTTTTCCAGTTGATCGATCTTTGGTTTCAAACGTGCAAGAGTGGCGGTATCCCCTTTCGCGACGGCTTCATAGTACTCTCCGCCTGGTGCTTTTTGCTTATTCAATTCTGCGCGCGCATTGGCTGGCGTCATGGCCAATGACCCGCCATTTCCAGGCAGTTTTCCAACACCATCCTCGGCCATCATTTCACCGATGGCGGCAAACATTTTGATTGCGCCGGCATCGCCTGTTTTATCAGAGAGAACCTGTGCAATGCCGGAAAGCTGCTCACTGCCCAGACCTGCCGTTGTGGCCAACATTTCTGCGGCGCTTTTTGCCATTGCAATTTTGGCAGTGGTTTGATCGCCCCAATCTGTTTTCAGCTCGCCCATCATTTTTTGATTGCTGGCTTCGTATTGAGCATCTGCATCTTGGGACAGGCCTTGAACCTTGCTCGCATAGAGGTTTGTCAGCTCCTGAAGCGCTTCGCCGGGGATGCCGTGCTTGTGCGCCATTTCTCGCGCCTTGGTTTCAAAATCTGCATCCCACTTGAGATCATTCGGCCCTGTTCCGAAACCTTCAGGCATAGCGATTTCATATTTATCGGGGGCTTCCGGGATGCCAAAAACATTGCGGTTTTCATGCATCCATTCGGCGACGGACTGACCGTCCTTTGGCTTTTGGATCAATTGGTCTGGACTTGCGCCAAGGCGTTTTTTTGCATTGCGCTCCATATCAATGAGCTTTGCGGTCGCATCGATAGGATCATCGACCGTCAAGCCCAGAGCTTCAAGCGAGCTGCGTTGATCATCGCTGAGCTTTGAGCCCTTCCACCAGGCGTCGATGGTGTGTCATTGCCTGCCGGAGGAGGCGCATCATTTGCCGCCGGCGCGGGCGTATCACTGCCTGCCGGAGGAGGCGCATCATTTGCCGCCGGCGCGGGCACATCACCGCCGCCAAGATCATCTTGCGGTGCAAAAAGCGGTTGTTTCATAAACTGCGCGAAAAGTGCCATGCTGCTGATTTTCATTCGGAAGTCTCCATCAGTTGATTGATTTCTTGTTGATTGATTTGCATCGCTGCCAAAAGAACCAGCGCAAATTGTCGTGCGCCTTTCTTTTCAAACTCGCGATAGGGATCACGCGTTTCGCTACGTGGTTTTGAACGACCCGTTTCCGGATCGTATTGAAAAGGCTCAACCTCCAAGAGGCCGCCCAAACGGATGACGTCTGCGACCAACTCTGGGCATTGCGCCGCGGCTTCAGACCACCGCTGGCACATTTGGCCAGCGGCGCGTGAGGCTGCGATCTGTTCGGCTTCGTTTTCATCCCCATTCAGAAAAATGGAGACTGCCATCGTGAGACGATCCCAAATCTTCACTGGCCACCCCCGGTCATGCCTGCCGCAGCCAGATCTTTTGCGAGACCACCCCCGGCCTTGGCCGCCTCAATCAGCTGTTGTTGCTGCATCTGTTGTTCCTGCTGTGCTGCGCGGGATTGAGAGATCTGGTTCGCCTCTTCACGCGACCGAAGGATTGATGCCGGCAAGGTCGGGCTGGCATCATGCAGTGTCTCGATCGCTGCATCTTCATCAAAGCGATCACCGGCACGCGTGTTGGAGGATGAAAGCTGAGACAGAGCGCCGAGATCATTGACGAATTGACGCACAGCGATGGCTTCGCGAGCTTTCAGCGCCATGGTGGCCGCTGACTGGTAGCGCACCATCAATGGCAAGCCCTGCGCTTCTTTGGGCGGGGGTGGGATTTGACCTGCGCGCCATAGCATCGCAAAGCGTCGCTCAACCTTTTTCGCGGCGTATTCTTCCATGATCCGATCAGAATGCGGGGCCCAATTGCGCAGCTGCGCTTCCTGCATGATCTGTACTTCTTCGGAGTTGAGCCCCGTCCGGTTGTGCATCGACATGAGGGAATAATAAAACGCGTTTTTGATCTCCTCCATTTTGGCGCGCTTTTCTTCCATGGTCAGGCCGATCTGGCTCGTCTTATTGAGCGCTTTAACCATTGCATCGCCGCGCACACTGATGCCTCCATACAGGACAGATCCCGGACGAATGCGGCCATCAAGTGGCATAAACCTGCGGCTGGGGGCTAGAATTGTCGGGTCTGCGGCATCCTGGGCGCTGCGCAACGTGGCGGCTTCCATTTGTTGGTTGACCCGTGCCGATGCCAGCGCCACAAAACCCGGTCCTGTTGCATAGGTCTGGCCGCTATCCACATCCCAACGCGGGTAATAGGTTGGCATTTCGTGATAGCCAGAAATGCGAATGGTGGTTTCATCCATTTCCGTCGCATGAACCGAAAGGTATTTTTTGCCAGAAGGCCCCAATTTTCCAACTGAGTAACTGTCGTTCAGACAAACATGGTGGAAAAAGGCGATGTCATCATTCTGGCCTTTTTCTGCCAATTCAATCAACTTGGCCGGCAATGCATCGCCACGCTTTTTGAAATAGCGTACCGCAGCCCGCGGTTTCATGTAGTAGCGGCGCACCATTTCGCAAACTTGGCCATGAGCATCATAGTCAATCACCACCTCGGCCAGCGACATGGTCACATCGATGAACCGGCGCTGCTCCATATCAATCTCGTCATAATGAGCAAATTGCCCAAAGGCCGCGACATCGGCATAGCCTTGATAGGTGGAGCTGTAGAACGTTGAATTGGCTGGGCGGAACGACGCCAAGACGCGCGATGTGGCGATGTCATTCCACCGCGCCATGGGTTTCCACTTGTTGAAATCCTCATCGGGGGTTTCCAAACCCGCCCAACGGTTTGCCGGGTTTGTGATCGCTGCGTAAAGCCCAGCGGCCATTGCATTTGAGGCCATGATGGGTTCGCTCGAAAGGGGCTTTTCGAGTGTGCGAGAACCGACATTGTCGAGGCCGAAACCGCCGCGTTGTGGACGAATGAGCTTTGCAATGTCGTTCCAATCTTGCTCGAATGGCGTGCGGTTTGACCGCAGCTCATCCCAACGGCGCATCGCCTCTTTGGCAAAGATTGGATCGTTAAAATTGTGATCTTGTTTGGCCATTATGCGGCACTCCCAAGTTTTGGCGACGACGGAATGCCGCTTGAACTTGTCAGGATGTTTGCAGCTGCACCTGCCCGACGCTTGCGCAGACGGGCCTCAATGTCAGCTTGGCGCACAGCTTCGCTGTTATCGCTCGAGGCAAAAATCTGGGGTGCGGCCGAGATTTTAGGGGTGGAAAGACACATGGGTTACGCTCCTTGCTGAAGGTCTGGGGAAAGCCAGGCGAACTGGCGAAAGGTCACGGCACCGTCAGCGCCGAAACCTGGCATATCGGCTTCATGGGTGAAACCGACCGCATCGAGAAACCGGGACGCGCGCGGATGATCCGCCCAGGCACGGGCCTCGATGCGATGGATCCCTCGCTCAAGGCAAAAGCGGGGCATTTCGTCTCTGATCGTGAGCGCAAGCTCAGCAAGCGGACGGCGAAATTTCGTATGGTCGCGCGCAATAAGCGCAGCCTGGGCGACACCGGCCTGACCGGTATTGCCAAGCGCGAGCACGGCAAAGGCCGTTGACGCTGGGGCTTCGGACACATGCGCCACGATCGAGAGCACATGTGCCGATCGCATCGCGCGCCAGTCGGCCCAAAGACCGATCAGCGGCCCACCCTGCCCGCGCGTCAGCTCCGCCTCGCGTCGATCATCGACATCGAGGAACTGAAACACCGACAATGCAGCCAGATCATCAAAATCGCGAACAGAGATCATTGATCGACAGCCCGCTCAAATTCATCTTCAAATTCGTCGCGAGACATGGAACTCAAGTTCCCCTGGCTGTCACAAATGATCCAAGAATTACTTTCGACAGGCTGGTCTTTTCCATCCTTCCCCTTGATCACAAGATAATCGTTATCTTTGCTCATAGGCTCGACCTTGATAAGGTCGTAGCTGAGCGCCAGAACAAGCCATTCTGGCATATATAGCGTGGCAATCGGGTTGTATTCCTGATCATTGGAACGAAATTGGAGCCGCATTCTATACGGCAGATTGAAGTGGCCAGCATCCAACAGCCCAGCATAGAAGACTGCGGAAACCGAGTGCGCTCTGCGAGAAAATTTTGGCATCACATCACCCCGCTTTCAAAATCTCACGACGGGCTTTGTTGGCCCAGTTGTACATGAGGGTGGCGTGGGGCGTCTGTTCGGCGGCGCTGATTTTAAGACCGCTCAAATTGAGGTATGCCTTGCCCGAGCGAACATAAAATTTCGCGCCATGCTCGGTGGTCAGCACATGCTCCAGGTTGGTCGGGTTGTGATCCCATCCCTCAGAAATCATATCCGAGAGGGTTTTCAGGGCAACGATGTCAAAGGTTTGTTTTGTCATGTCGTGGTTTTCCTGTCAGTTTTTGTTGGCATTGCGTCGCATCCGGCGGATGCATCGCCTCATGATGAGCTGACGCTCACCCACGAGCACCTGAAGCGCTTGCTTCTTACGCTCGATCCTGCGTTCGAGCTTCGCCAGGCGGCGCAGCTCCATCTCATTGGCAAAACCCAGCCATGCGGCGCGTAGACCGAACGGTTCTGGCCTCTTTGCCAGCTCCGGTCCGGCATTGTGACCGATCCCGGCGGGCCTCTCTTTGCGCCCCTGTGCACCAACTTCCGGTGCACAGTATTTCTGTCGCGCTTCCGCAAGCATCGAATTAAACATTTTAAAATCATCCACTTGCGGAAACCTCTTATGGCATCACTGATGATGCGCAAAAGTCATTTTGCGGTCGATTGTCGGCTGTACATCGACCACAGGAACTTCTCGCAAATCACCGCGTGACATCATCAGAACATGAATGCTGATTAGATCCGTCAGCTCCCGAGAAAGAAGTTCTCGGTTATCTGTGCTCGGATCATTTGGGTGATAGCTATCATACCCATGGCGCAAAACCTTCGATGCGATCTGGATGACCTCGCCACACTCTTCGATCAACATCGCGAGCCGCTCAGCCTCTGCGGGCGTCAAACCGTTGAAAGGGGTCATTCCGCATCCCCCTCCCAGCCGATCGGCATTTTGAAACCTGCCGCATTGCGGTGACCGCCGCCGCCATAGGCCTTGGCGATCTCGGACACGTCCGCGCCTTTCTCACCGCGTGAGCGCAGAGAGAATGCCCGCCCCTCCGGCCCGTCGAAATAGGTCGCGGCAAAGGGCGCATCCTCGGCCATGAGACCGGCGGCGTCGGAGGCCATGGTGTAGGGCAGGTTTGCGACCGGGACGCTCACGCCGCCGATCACCATTTCGCGCTTGGTGATCTCAAGCATCTGGCGGATGTCGCGGTTATGCTTGCGCAGGATGGCCTTTCCCTCTGAGATCAGATCTTCGAGAGAGCTTTGAAAGTCGAGCACATGCTCAAGCTCAGACCACACCTCAATCGTAAATTCATGGGATGCAATCACCACCGAGACCTCACGCGATCCGTACAGTTCCCATTTCCAGAGATCCCGATCCGCCACATATTCGACCAGCATCGGTCGATTATCGTCAAAGAAGAAATCACATGCGAGCTGCGCGCCGGAGCGCTCCATATCGAAAAGAACATAAATCTGCGCATTCGGGGCGCACTCGATTTGATCTTGTGCGACATTCATCATATGGCGCGACCAGGACAATTCGCCGGTGTATTTGGAAATATCGACGATGCCATCTCCCGCCGCCAGATCCTCCTGCGCCGTCTTGTGGTGATCGAGGATCAGGATCGATCGCGCCACCTTGGCGATCTCTTTCAGCACCTCGCGCTTGTAGCTGAAATCGACGATCACCACGTCGCGCCCCTTCACATCGGGCGGCGTATCGCCGTAGCTGGCCGGCACCAGCTCGACAGCGCCACTGAGTGCGGAATGAACCAGCCAGGCGGCAGTGAACCCGTCCGCGCAATTGGCGTGATAGATGCAGATCGGGGTTGTGTTGCGCGCGTTCATGCCAAAGCCCCCGAGATGCGAAGGAACGCGGCAAGAAGAAGCGCGGCCGAGATCGCAGAGCAGAGGAAAACCAACACAAAGGACCACCAGCCGATGCTTTCCAAAATGGAACCGCCGCCGGTCTCATAGGTGTAAAGGCACTGTGCGGCGACGTATTGGAAAAACACCGCTGCAAGGGACGCAAAGAAGGCCGCACCCGCGTAGGTGACACCTTGGCCATTTTGGTATGCTGCCGAGAGCAAGAGGAGCAAAAGAGCGCCGTAGATCAAGGTTTTGAGGATCAGAAATCCGCTTTCCTCGATGTTGCGAATAAGGCTGTCGCGGTACTCTTCAAACGGGGTTGTGGTGTCAGTTTTAGGCATTGTCAGTCTCCATAGGGGTTGAGGATGTCATAGGCGGTCTCAATAGCTGAACGCCGGTCATTAAGCGCTGGACCACCGTTGTGGCCCATACGTCCATTGTCGTTGGGGATTGAGTTGGGGCTCATGCCATTGGCCATGAACTGCGACAGGAACAGGTATTGTGAGGCATCGATGACGTTGGCCTCGGTAAAGCTCTTGTCTGGAATTTTGCGTTTGTCGCCGTTCTTGTCGACGGTATCGGTCCAGACATAGCGGGCGGTCATGCCGGCAATGAAAAACTTCATCGACGGATCGACAAGCAATCCGGGGTTGCCCTGGATGATTGGCGCATCGAGGGCGGACCGCATTGCCTCAAGGCGTGGGTTAATTCGGTTGGCGCCGATATTTTGGGGCATGATCGTGATGCCAGCGGCTGCACCTGCAAGCAGGTTCCAGTTTTCATTCTCATCATCGGCCAAGGATGATCCTTGCTCGCCGGCCATATCGCCCCATGCGCCATCGACGCGGAAGCGGGAAAAGCGAGGATCCCCCAAAAGCTCGGCAAGCCGATCGCCAAAGACCTTGGCCAACAGGCGCTCTTTGGGAAAGTGCAGCTCCGCATAGAGCCGCCAATAGCCGTGATGGCCTGAAGGGATGAATTGGCCGATCACAGCCGCCGCTTTAAAGCCCTGGTCAAGCCCGATGCTCAGAGGGATGCCCGAGATCGGCTGAAGCGTGTTTTCCGCGACATGGATCCGGCGATTGAAGTGTTTGAGAAAGATCGGATCACCCACACGCATGTAGGTGATTTTGTTGTAAACGAGGCGTTCGACCATATCGCCACGCCCGGCCAGTTTCATTGAGGCAATTTGGCGTGGATAATAGGTCGGCGAAAGGTTTTGAAGGTTTTCGCAACCAGTTTCGCCATATCCGGGTTGGAGGAAGAACAGGATTTGAATGGCGTCCACACCCTCGGGCAGGTCCGCAGACAACTCCTCCATCATTCGAGTGCGATGCTCCTCGTCGTGGAACACGTTGAAGGTCCAGTTTTCTTCATCCGGCGCGTTGAAGTCGCAACAAACCTGACCATAAGAGCGCAAATTGATCGGAAGGCCGTCGAAATGCTCGCGGGCGGGCCAGCGGTCGATCCGGCCTATGCCGACAGTCAGGATATCGACGGGCATGGTGTCCGCCTCGTTGAGAACGATGTCGGTGGTCTGCACACCGCGCATCGAGGCGATGATGTCATCACCGAACGCCATGAACTCGGTCACAAACTCGATCGGGCCATGGACATCCTCAAATCGCATTTTGTGCGTCACGGGATCACCGCGCCCACCGGACCACTGGCCCATCTCTTTTGGAAAGGCCTCAAGGTAGGAGGGGATCGTGGTTGACCAAAGTTGGCGGTAGGTTTCGCGGATGAACAGAACTTTGTAGCGGCGCACCTTATCGATGGTAGAGCGCGGCATTTCAATGGCACGGCGCAGGCGCGATTTCATCAATGTGGTGGTCTTGCCCGATCCAACCGGCCCCTGAATGCCGATCACATCACCATTGGACCAATAGAACGCCTCAGAGATTGGCCCTGGGAAAGATGGACCGTCGCTCACTTCCTCAAGCAGATCTTCGATCTTGCCCTGGAATAAATTTGCCTCTACGTTGTCAATTGCCTCTTTCGCCGAAACCTCACTCAAATAGGCTTTCAGCGCGTCCTCTTCCGCATCGTCTTTCGCCTTTTGCGTTTGATTGATGGGAGAGGATCCCCCCGACCCCGTGTCGGGAGCCCCAAAGCGGCCCCCCCGACCCCAATCTCGCAATCCAAGGTTCGCGCAAAAAATCATACCTGCCGATCCTCCCAAGATGCTGTATGGGGTCGCACAGTGGGGCGACAGGCTTCGCGCGAGACCACCCCCCGGGGGGTCAAAGATGCATCAAGCTCCCAGACCACCGAGACGTCTGGGCCAGCGGCGCGATCGATCCCACACACCAAAACACACTGATTTTCAATCAGTAGATCGCGGCATGTTTCGCCTTTGTTTTTCAATGACTTAGCTTTCACGTCCGAAAATCCTCATCCGAATTGTCCAAATCGGAACCGCTAACCTCTTGATTTTGTTGCCTTTCAAAGGCGACATCGGCGGGCACCATCCGACCACCTTTTGCGGGCGTCACATCGCGCGCAAACGCTGCCGGATCATGCGCCGCCTGAGGGGCCATAGGCACGATCACGGTGGTGTTTTGGTTGACCTGTACGTCTGGCGTGGCCTTGGGCGCGCCGTAGGGCAAAAGCGCGTCAGCGGCGCGCAATTGGATCGCGTAGAACTGCAGGAACGTGTTGAGGCGGGCGCTTGCCGTGGGCACGATGGGCTTGCTCCCTACGCCCTTTGTCGGCGCAGTGGCCCCATCATAGGCCCACGCCAAGGCCCGCTCGGCGCTCTCCATGGCGGTGAGCATGGCGTCTTGGGATTTCGCGAGACCTGCCATCTGGGCCAAGACATCCTCGGGCATCCTGTAGCCCTTGGATGCCAGCCATTCGCGCATCTGCGTCGAACCCTTGTTTTTGGCACCCTTCGGGCGACCAGCCGACACGCTCCCCGCCTGTGCGGGTGTCAGTCCACCCTCATCCGGCAAAAGTGACAGCTGCTCACCCTCAGCGCGCACTTTGTCGAGCCGCTTAGCCGCCGCCCGCGCCATGGTCTCAAAACTGTTCTTTGGCTTGGCCATTAAAAACCCCCTTTTTTATTGTTTTTCAGAGGGTTAGCTAATGTCCGCGACGGTTTGCGACACATGTCTTGGCAACCGTCGCAGCAAGCGTCGTAATAGTTTTCTTTTATTATCAATAAGATAAGTAATAGATACGACGATGCGACGGTGCGACACGTGAAATCACGTGTGTGCGTGTGCGTGTGTGCATGTACATGAGAGAGCGTGTAAAAGCGTCGCAGCGTCGCAGATACACCATAAGCCTTTGTTTTAAATCGCAAATCACTGCGACAAAAGCCTGCGACGGTGGATTTCAGAGCGTCGCAGCGTCGCAGCCCCGGACCCACGGCGCAAAGCGCCATCGCCCGCGAAATATAGGCCCAAATCGGGGTGCGGGGAAGGCCCAAACAATCTTTATATCCCAAGGCCTTAACAATTTCGGACATGATCATGCGAAGCCCTCGGTCGAAAAATCTGCGCCGCCCGCGCTGCTGGTGGGCTTGTCCATTGGGAAATCCAGCATGCCAGCGATGGCGCGCAGCGGTATCCATGTCGCGCGGGATGAGTTGTGCGCAAATGACATCGCAGAGGGTGCGGCGTATGATCCAGACACCCTTCTCGCCGCTTGCCGCCACACGCCTCCCGCCCAGGGCGATCCCTCAAATAACTGTCCCAACTGGTTCACGGGCCTATTGGCAATCGCCAACTCTGCGCTATCTCCGAGCCCACGCACACGTAGCCCAAATTGCGCCAGATAGGTGTTTGCGTTCTCGGAGTTGGCCGTGTCGATCTCTTGTCGTGAGCCCGGCAATTTGGCTGCCATCGCAATCCACGTGGCGACGTTGACCTTCATCCCACGCCGCCACACATCGAGCGGCTGACCCATCAACCAACCGAGCATGTCTTGCGCGTTGCTGCCGACCTCGGACGTGTCATCTTTAAGATAAAGCACGAGTTTTTCGACCCATCCCGTCAAAATATCCTCTGTCGGCAAGGCCGAATTCATCGACATGTCGGCCATCGCCAAGACCGTGCCATAGTTGTCGGCGTGCCGGCCGCCATAGCCCGCCGTCGCCAACGCTGCGCGCCATAGGTCAAGACGCTCGGGCCATGTGGTCCAGCCATCGATCAACCGCCGCCGCAAGCCCGCGCCCAGGTTGCGCACCTGCCGCCAATCTGGCTCCAATTTCCGGGCCTCTTTGGGGATCTCGTTGAGGTCCAAGAGAATGAGGCGAGACCGATCCTGTGGGGGGAGCGGGGGGACAAGGATCGAGCTGAATACAAAACAGGAATAAGCGTTGCCCTGGTAACCCTTTTGATCCGTAGAACCGCGCAAAATCTGGTCACCACTGGCCGCGATACGCGCCAGTTTGATGATGTTTTTGGCCTTCGAATTGCGTGGATCATCGTCGGGCTCAAGCTCATCGATGGCGACCGGCAAGGACGAATAGCCAATCACCGATCGAATGCCGGCTTCCGTGGCATCTGAGGCCTGCAAAAGTCCATCACTGCCACCATGAACGTTCTTTAACAGCTTCTGAAACGTGGATTTCCCGGTGGCTTGATCGCCCGTCAGCCAGGTCACCGGCCGCCAATCAAGTGCGCCGCCCAACATCTGCGCGCCGATGACGCCCAGCACCAACATTGGGTCCACGTCTGGCCTGCGCCAATTCCAGCTGCCGATCAGCTCAAGCAACTTTTGCGCCGGATCGTCGCGGCCGACTTTGTCAGAGGGGCGTGGGATCCTGTCCGAGGCCGAATAGACCTTGCCGTCATACACGCCCGGATCGACCCATTCTCCGTTGCTCATGAGGATCTGGTCACCAGCGTGGAAAATCAGCTTACCGTCATCATCCACCCACGACCCAGATCCGCGCACGCGCCCTGTCGGCGACCAAACACCGCGCTCCTCGCAGGCCTGAACCATCGCGAATGCCGCGTCATTCTGGTCAAACTTGCCCTTTTTGGGCGCAAAATCTTTGTCGTACTGCGGCCAAACAGATGACAAAAGGCCAATGCGACCGCCAAAGATGTGGCGGATCGTGTCCAGGTCATGCTTTTTAACGTCTCTCAGCTGCCCCCTTACGTCGAGATAAAAGGATAGATCGCCGTAGATCCCCAAAGCCTTGACAGGGCAGTGCCTGAAAATTTCACCGTGTGGACGCTGGCTGCCTCCATAACTGTGTCCAGACGTCGTTTTTGCTCCATCCGCAGCTCCATTCGCACCTGGTCCACTTGGCTTCTTTGCTCGTCCTGCGTCATCATTCCGCCCATTGCCGTCTCCTTTTTGATCGATTGCCGGTGCCTCCGGCGCATTTGCCAACTCTGCAGCCAACGCGCTTGCGCTACGCGGCTCTGATGATTTTCTGCTGGGCACGACTGACATACTCGGATCACCGCTCCAGTCGTCTACTGGCCCTTCGACTTTCCATTCTGTCATTCTGCCCTCCGAACTTTTTTTGGTTTTGTGGGTTTTGGTTGCACGTCACGGCACCCCGTAAATCAACAGAGCCGCAAGGCCAGCGCAGGCGATCGACAGCCCGAAAATCAAAGCCTGTGCCAAACGGCGCATTTCGGGCTGTTTCGAAGCGCCCCGTGTCTCGCGCTGTTCTTTCTCGCGCACCGCCTGCTCCACAAACTGACTGTCCGCCTCGTCCATCGTCAGGACGTAAGACGGGATCACCCGCACCATGCGGAGCCGATCTGAAAGGGGGAGTTTGGGGGTCATGTGCATTTCCCCATGAATTCGTCAAACGTGCATGGGTACGCCTCAGAGAAGCGTAGCCAAAGCTTGTAGCGGGCCTTGCTTCTGGTCTCGCCATATTCCTGACACTCAGCGAAGCCGCGAATTTTGAAGAAATAGGATTTCATACCGCACCCTCCCCACGCACAGCGCGCAGCGCGTCGTTTAGATCCTTGCCGCCGATCGTGTTTTGCCAGATCCGCACAACACGGCCGGCTTTTTGGTGCTGGCGGATCGCCAATTGCAGCTGCGCCTTTGCGGCCTCGTTTTCGTCGCGATCGGCAATCAACGTCACGCGCTCAACACAGCGTGGCAAATCAAGCCCGCCCATGTTGGACAGCGAAATCGCCGCGATAAACCGCGCCTCCGGCAACAGGCACACACCGCTCAAAGCGTCCTCGATGCCCTCGGCGATATAGACGTGCTGCGCCCCATCGGCGGCGCTTAAGGGCTTGCCCTTACCGCCGCGCGGCCCTGCGCCGGTCCAAATATTGATCCAATCCCCGCGATAGGCACCCAACACCTTTTTGGCTTTGCCACAGGGTAGATCGGCCTTGCGCCATCGCCCCTGCGCGTCACGGCCGAGATAGGTGCGATGCAGCGCGACGGGCTTGCCGTGTTTGTTATTCACGATCGCCAACATCGCGGGCAATTTGGCTTCAAAAACCTCGCCCGTCTCGCGGTCAATATGCTGGTAAAATGTCTCGGGATGATAGCGCAGCGCGCGCGGTTGCCGGCCCAATTGAGCCAGGTCAATGCCCCGCGCATCGCGCAAATAGGCCTCAACCGGCGTATCGCGAATTTTCTCCTGGCCGGACAGCCAAATAGACAGTGCTTGATCGGCCCGCTTTTTGGCTTTCTCTTTGTCGCGCGCCTCTGCGGCCTTGCGCTCCTGGGCGGCTTTGCGGCCCGCCTCTTCGCGCCGCGCGCGATCCTCGGCCGACAACGTCTGCAGCCCCAAATAGGCCCGCGCTTCGGCCAAGGCTCCTTGCATGTCACAACGGCAAGACAGCGCAATCAAATCAAGGATATCGCCATAGCCAATGCCCGGAGTGCTCTCCACCGCATGATCCGCCCACTTGCCGACATTGGGTCCGGAGAGATGGACATAGAAACTGCCCACACTGCGATCAGCTCGCCCCGGATTGAGCGTGAAATATTTGCCAAAGGCCTCATATGACCCATTGGCAGGCGGCGCATAATGCTGCGCCACCTCGCCCACCCGCCCGAGCAACATGTGTTTGATCTCATCGATCGAATATGTCTGGCGGGTGTTCATTGTCAGTGCTCCAGCAGCACTGCAGACAGGGCTTCAATCAAATCCTCGGCAGAGGTATAGGACCCGACAATGCTGTTTTCTTCCCTACGTGCATTAGGTGCGCGCAGCACATACCCACCATTCTGAGCCGGGATCAGCTCAAGCATTTGCTTTGGATCGAACTGGCCGATAGCACATTTTTCATAGGCTTTTTGCATCGCTCACACCCCGCCTGCGATCGCGTGGACAATGCTGCGAAACAGCGCATCCTTGATCTGTTGCGCCTCGGGCAACTCTTCGAACGGCACGAGGCAGGGATGCGTCGGCGGGCTGGCCTGCGGATCCTTTTCATCGCCGTAGACCCAGCCGTCGGCGATTTTCTGCACCATCCAATTATCATGCGACGCGCTGTCGCCGACATCGGGATTGTCCAGGTGAAATTGCACGCCGGCACGCGCGCTGTCCTTCTGCCAGCCGGGCGCATCGTCCCATGTCGGCTGACTGCGGTCGCCGTGCGCCAGACACCACGCGCGATTGGCCTCATGGGTGACGCGCGCGATGTTCTCAATTATCTGCGCGCGCCACGGCTCGGGCCCATTCTCTTCGCCAGCACCATTCTGAATGCGGTCATCGGTCAAATCCATCCTCACACCTCCCCCGCTGCGATCTGGTCCTTCAGGCGAAAGCCAAGAAAGGGCCAGATCTTGTTGCGAGCGCCGTCGCGGGCAATCATGCGGCCCAGATCCGCATCGAAATTCGCCGGATCGGCACAAGCGCTCTTGCCGATCACGGTGAACCCGTTCTTGAGCGTCAACACACAAACCGTCATCTGCGTGCGTGGGAAAACGTGGTAATCCTCATCCACGATTTCGGCATCAAGCATGTCAGGCGTGATGCGCGGACCAGTTTTGCCCTTTTTCTGGATTTCGGCCTCGATGGCCTGTTCGTCTTTGCTCATGAGTATCTCCTTTTTGAGATGGTTGATTGTCGCCGGAGGTCCGAGGGCTTCTTCTTCGGCTCTGCAGGTCGGGCAAAAGCCTGCGCATTCAAGGTGGCTGCAGGGCATTTGGTTCCTTCGGGGGTTAAAATGGGTTCGGACAGTTGCGACCATCCATGAGACAAGCCGCTGGAAAGCTCTCAGTTTCCAAGGTGCTCGCATTGAACCAGTAACATTGAACTTCTCCGCCGCAGCTCGCAGGATAGACAACCGTCATGAGCGGCCCGCCCGATTTTAAGAGCACAGTGTCGCCTTCTTTGAACGGCGCAGCGGCTGCCGCATCGGCGCAGGTCATCGGCTCAACACCCTGATAGGGTGGCTTTAGACGAAATGGGTTTGTGTAAAACTTCATGAGCTTTCTCCTTTTGGGGCCATCTCGCTCCCTTTGGTTTCCATCTGCGGCACACAGACCGCGCAGACGTCGCGTTGATCCCATGCCGCCCAGGCTTGCGCCTCATTGCGCCGCACGGGGCCGCTGGCCATACAAGTTGGGCAAATGATCCGCGTGCCTTTTGGGCCACGTGATGCCAAAAGGCTGTGATAAGATCCGCAATAGCGGCAAGGCTGGTGGGTCATTTTGCCACCCGTGCTTTGAGCGCCATGATCAACCGCTTTTGGTTCTCGATCGTCACCTGCGGGCAAAGCATCTTCCAAGCGTTGATCATTGCCTGACGTGACGGGCATCCATCAAATTTGGACAAGGCTGCAATCGCGCCGGGGATGCCGTCACCGCGCAACAAAGCTTCAGCCAGGATCAAATAGCGCTCAATCGTCCAAAACGGATCATTGGCACACTCCACCGCAATCAACCCGACATGTGTCTCCCACACGTCTTTTGGCATATCCCGGGCGACACCATTGGTGGCCTTGATCTTTGGGGTGTGCGCGACGGGATGGTCAGGAAGGGAGGAGGAGATCCCGCCCACCTCGTCGCGCACCTCCGACACCGGGCCCTCGGCGTCGGGTTTTGGTGCCGCTGCCTCGGCGACCGGATCAGAAGCCGCGCGGGCAAAGGCACGCAATTTGGCGGAGACACCGGGGCCGCGACGATTGAGAGCGCTTGAAATCTCTGCAATCGACTTGCCGGAGGCATCCATGTTTTTGGCAAGCTCGATCTCTTCGTCGGTCCAGTCGCCGGTTTTGTAATCGTTGGGGGGTGGGGGCAGGGTTTTGTCTGGATCGGAAGCTTTCGGATGAATAAAATTTGTGTCCCGAAATTCCAAATGTTCGAAATTCTGCAAACTCGAAATGGATGCCAGCGCATCGACGGTCTGAACTGCATCACACATGCGCTGAAAAGGCGGGCATCTGTCTTTCAAACGTTGCATATCTGATAGAAACGTCGCTCCGGAATTCTCCACCCGCTCCACATCCGAGCCGACGAACATGCGGATCGTGATCGCACCGTCACGCGGACAGTCCACATCAATCTCAATGTCGGGGATCACATCTTTGACGCCCACCACAAAATCATTGACGCGCTGCAAAACACGGATCTCAGCATCAAGCACCTGCTTGTCATCTTTGCGGCGCTCAATCATATCCTTGACCGTCTCCATCATGCGGCCCTCCCCTGTTTGAAAATCTCGTAGCCCTCGCCCAAGCGCCAAAAGGCGAAAAGACGCGTGGCGCGGCGGGCCTCTTGAAAGGCGTCATTGGCATAGCCGGGCTTGCGCTCGCGGTACTGCGCCACGATGATTTCCGCCGCATCGACCAGCTTGCCGACATACCAATGATCGCGGTTTGCGTGCGGGATCAGCTCTTTCATGATCTCGACCACCATCGGTGCGACATCATCGTCGCTCACGGTGATCGGCGCACCAGCGATGCACATGACGGCATTGGCCAAAAGTTGATCGGCTAGGGTCAGTTTCAAATCAGCCATTGATGTCTTTCCGATCCTGCCAGTGGTCAATTTTGATCGCGGATTGGGGCGCAATATTCGGCGCCGGCTGAGCGGCAATCACCGCATCGGCCAAATCATCGCCCAGGCTGACGAGCTGCGGCGTAAAGCGCCTGACCGGAAACAGGGTGACAAACTCTTGGATGGCCGCGAAAAACGGGTCATCGCGCTCAAGAACCCTGTTGGCGCGCAACCAAAGCGCCTCAACCTCTTTCGGATCAAGCGCACCGCCCTTGGCCTTCAATGCCGCCTCAAGCGCACGGCCTCTCAAAATAGAATGGTCTCGGCTCATACCGCATCCTCCAAATTGGCTGCGGTGCTGGGGCTTGCCTGTCCCCCAGCACCGCCTTTGGGATGTGATGTCCGCCACATCCCAAGCACCGCCTGCTCCATCGTTGATGTTTGCTCGAACAGACGGATTTGAATTTCTCGCGCACCACCCTGCTTTCGGGACATGTGGCTCGGGCATGGGCTATCGCTGCATCGACAGCCCTGCCCGCATGAAAACGGTGCATCACCACCGCCCCCATGCGCGAAACGAAGAAAAGGCGGGCGCGGAAAATGTCGAAAACCGCGCCCGCGAGGTGCGCTCGCATCGGAACAGGTGGGAAATGCGAGCGAGGCAGAAATCATTGCGCCGCCATCCCTTGCAAATCGGCGGCGGCCATATCGGCCAGCGACAATCCAGAGGTCGAACGCGCCGCATGGGCTGCGAGCGCCAAATCGACCTCGCGCTCAGACGCCCCAAAAATCAGCCAATCCGCCTCAAGCGGCAGGCCTTTCCTGGCGGCATGCGCCAAAATCGCCCGCTGATGACGGGTTGCGGGAAAGTCGCCAGCATCACGCCATTGAGATCCGCGCCGCCATTGATAGCCGGCCTTAGCGGATTGCCCGCATATACGCGCCAGATCCTCGACCGAGCCGATGATGCGTTCGCATACTTGAAGTGGTGTAAGGTGATTACTCATGACGCTAGATGTAGCGACATAAATTTTAGTCATCAACTGTTTTTTTAGTTTTTCTCACGTTTATTGTTAGTCACAAGCGCTTACCTAACACACATGATTGACGTGAGCTGGTTCAAGAAAAAGCAAAAAGAGGCCGGAGTTACATCTGACCAGATCGCTGACCTCGTAGGGCGGGCGCGATCAAACATATCTCACATTTATGCAGGGCGTCAGAAGATGAGCCTGGACTGGGCACAAGCCTTTGCCACATCTCTTAACCAGCCCCTTGATGAAATATTGCGTCGAGCAGGTGCCGTCGATGCCCAGGGAAATCCCGTCATAACAGAAAGTTCCCTTGAGACTATCAGGCAGGGATTTTCAGAAAGTGACGCGGAGCCATACCGCGCAAGCCCGGCCGCAATGAGCACCACAAACAAAATTGCAGCGCTCTTTGGCCAACGCCCCGGTGTCGACGTTTGGACCATTAACACCGAAGCAATGCGCCTTGGCGGCTACCTTCCGGGCGATAAAATCCTGCTAGATACTCATAAATCAGAGATCACGCGGGCTGGCGACGTGGTTATCGCCCAGATTTACAACTGGCAAAGCGGCGAAGTGAAAACCGTCCTACGACGCCATGAGCCGCCCGTCTTGATTGCCGACAGCTTAGTCGAAGAGGATCGTAGAGTGCTGGTGGTGGATGGGAATAACGTTGTGATCAAAGGAAAGGTTGTGGCGCAATGGCGGAGTTAACCCCTGAACAACGGAAAGAAATCTCGAATTATGAGCGCACCTGCGACAATTGGGCCAGAGTGGCGCTTGCTGTAATGCCTGTTTTTATATTTGGGCCGATCTGGTGGCCGCTTCGAAATATGATTGGACCAGAGGGTGCAGTTGGCGCCGTTGTCGCCACACAAATCACTATCGTCGCCACCTTAAGCGACAAAGTGACGACAATCCTGGTCAATAGGCGGCGTGCAAAAATTACAAAAGCAAACGTTAAAAACTAACTTTTTTAGTATTTCTCACATTTTTAGTTTGACAGTAACAAGTTATTACCTCTAACTCTTGAGCAAATCGCAACTCAGGAGGCCAACGTGACGCACCCCGACACCATCCCCACAAATGACATTCCCTTGGCGCGGCCCGAGGAGATCGACAACAACACTCTTCTGACCATCCGCGACAAAGTGTATGACTTTCGCCGCGGTGCGGATGTCAGCCAGGCCGAAGCCGTGTTTATCTTCTCCGCCCTGGGCCCGTTGCTCGATGAACTGATCGAGCGCCGCACCGTACAAACCCTCATGGTCAAACATCTCAAAGAAAACGTGGTCTACCTCGAAGATCACCGGGAAGGCGCGTGATGGGCTTTGATATTGAGTTTGAAGACCAAGGCCAAGATTTGCTGAGGCTCAGCTGCAATGAGGTCACGGGCGAAATAACGGATGCGGGCCCATACCACCATAAACTTTATGCTGACGGACAACATTTTGTAGATGTCGGGCAACTCAAGAAAAACCGCTTTGTCAGCTATCGCTTGCGCGGCGGTGAATATCACGAATTTCGCTGGCCAATGGTGAAACTTTCTCTCAACGGCACAGTTTTGCATGATTTGACGCAAAAAAACTAACCCCAACGGGGTGCATCTGCGGCACGACCTCACTCGTCCGGCCCCCAACATCAATGCCCGATCGACAGGTGCAGATCGGGCCACAAACAGGCACATCGCAATGACTAAGAAACTCCTGCAATCGCGCGCGGGCTCTCTACGTGCGCCACAAATGGATCAGAGCTTTCTGGCCTATGCGCCAAAGCCGGCCTATCTCACAGCCGACCAAATCGCGCCCCTGATTGGATGCCGTGACGGACAGGAATTTCGGCGCAAGCGCGAAGATCTGGAACGCGATCAGGATTTCCCATTGCCAATGCCGACCTGCCAACGCCCCCTCAAATGGCGGCGCTCTGAGGTTGAGGCATGGATCGCGCGCCAAGGCCTGCCCCGCTCACAAGCATCGCAAACCACGCTGGCACTTAACGACAGCATGCTCAAAGCGGCCGCACGCGCATGACCGGCCCCATTCGCGAAAAGATCACTGGCCTGCGCCAACGCCGCCGTGGCGATGGCTGGCGGATTTGGTGGGAACCCAACAGCTCTGATCGGGCTTTGGGCTTCACGCCTGTGGAACTGTCCGAGAGCCGATTGACCTGGTCAAAACGCGAAGCTGAACGCCTCAACCGCGAAGTCAAAATCGCACGTCAAACCGGGGCCAAACCCACACGCTCTTCTGGCGATCGCTCCATGTCGGCGCTGATCTTGGCGTATCGTGCCTCGAAACAATTCACCTCCAAATCAGAACGCACCCGCGCCGGCTACGCTTCAAACCTCAATATCATCGAACAAAAATGGGGCCGCGATGCTGTGGCTGATTTCTCGAAACCAATCGTCGCGACCTGGTACGACACCAACGTCGACGCCCGTGGCAACTGGCAGGCTTTGTCGCTCAATCGAACCCTGTCGATCCTGTTTGAATTTGCTGAACGCAAAGGATGGCGACCGGAAAACAGCAATCCGGCGCGCAACATCCGTGCAGCGATCCCAAAAGGCCGCAATCGTCGCCTGAGCTGGGAGGAAAGTGACGCGTTGATCAAAGCCGCGCACGATCTTGGCCGGCACGCAATGGCCTTGGCTATCGGCATGTCCCTCTATCAAGGCCAGCGCCAAACAGACGTGCGCCTCGCAAAGCCCACAGATTTCGCCTGGATCACATTGGCGCAGGGCAACACGATTTCCCGCACTTTGGTCTGGTCCTTTGAGCGCTCGAAACGAAAGAACCAGGGCGCGATGCCCATCCACCCGGAAATCCTACCGGATCTGTCTCAGCTCCTTTTGGACCTGCCCGAGAATAGCCCGGCTTTGATCATCGATGAGGCCACCGGAAAACCCTATGACCATGACCTGATTTCGAAACGTTTTGTCCAGATCCGCGATCATGCGGCACACACCATGCCGGCGCTGCGCGATGTCCAATTCCGCGATCTTCGCCGCACCTTTGGCGGCCGCTCGCGCGCGGGCGGCGCATCCAAAGATGACACGGCCGATGTCCTGGGCAACTCCGCCGCCAACAGCTTTGAACTGGCCGAAATCTATATGGCCACCCAATTCGAAACCGCCGCCCGTGCTGTCGATGCTGTGAAGCGGCCGCAAAAAAAGGAGCCAAACGATGCAACCTAAATTTGCTCGCTACAACGAAGAGACCTACCAAGAGGCCTATGCTGCCGGAAATGCGGCCGGGTGGTTCGAAGGCTTCAAACAGGGCCGAAAATACCGCCACAAAGCCTCTCACCTCTTGATCGCCATGGCGCTCGCATTTCTCGCAGGCCTGTCTTTTGGGCTGTTTGGAGGCTGGCACAAATGATCGTCGCTCCCTCCCTTACAGTCCGCGGCTGCGGCGCATCTTGGGCAGTCTATGACGACACCGGCGCACGCCTCTCCAGGTGGCACACACAGCGATATAAGGCTGAGGATACTAAGGCCAGACTTGAACGTGAACGGATCATCACAAAACGCCCCTGCCTGTGCTGCACCACGCCCTTTGAAAGCGAAGGGGCCCACAACCGCCTGTGCAATTCCTGCCGGCGCGAAACCGAGGGATTGATATGACCAAAATAGACAAACACTCCTTTGATCTCGGCATCATCATGGCCGCGATCACCATGCAGATTGCACATGGCGATCCCGTTGTGGCCGCCAGTGTCATCACCGAAACCGGCGCCGACCTTGACGTGCTGATTGGCACAGAGCTGATGAACATCGATGTCGTCGCCCTCATGCAGATCCTCGACCAGATCGACATCAAACACCGCGTCTTTGTCCGCGCGATCGATGCAAGCGAAACAGTGCGGATCGAAAGCATTGCCGAGATCGAGGTAGCGGCATGAGTGACAAAACCAAAATTGAATGGACAGACGCAACTTGGAATGTCATCAACGGCTGCACTCTGGTCGATGATGGGTGCAAGAACTGCTATGCGGCCACGATGGCGGGCACACGTCTTAAAAACCATCCATCCCGCGAAGGCCTGACCAAACGCAACGCGGCGGGCGGCTATCAATTCAACGGTCAGGTCCGGTTCATCGAAAGCGAACTGATAAAACCGCTGCACTGGCGCAAACCGCGCATGGTCTTTGTCTGTGCCCATGGCGATCTGTTCCATGAGGATGTGCCGGACGAATGGATCGACCGCGTGTTCGCCGTCATGGCAGGAAATCAGCGGCACACATTTCAAGTTTTAACAAAAAGGCCTGATCGCGCGCACCAATACCTCACAAAACTTATGGATCGGCTCAAAACTGAATTTCAAGGTTTTGGAGGTGGAATAGAAGGTCTTACAGGATTCTATCTGCATGGAATTCCGCACGATGTACCTAAGTTTCCGCTACCCAACGTATGGCTTGGCACGTCGATCTCCGACCAACCCAGCGCAGATAAGCGTATCCCAGAGTTACTCGCCACCCCCGCCGCCGTGCGCTTTGTCAGCGCCGAGCCGCTGTTGGGGCCAGTTGATCTGACAATGATCTGGGCCGACAACCCTTTCATGCATCTTAATACCCTGCGCGGATCTATCTTTGACCGATTGCACTATCGTCGTGATCTCGCTGCCGCTCTAGACTGGGTGATCGTCGGCGGCGAGAGCGGCAAGAATGCCCGCCCAATGCACCCGGATTGGGCCAGATCCCTGCGCGACCAGTGCGAAGCGGCTGGCGTGGCGTTCTTCTTTAAGCAGTGGGGGGAGTGGATCAGCATTTATGACCGCGACCGTGATGATCCGGATTGGCGCAATTGTCCGAAGTCCGGGGACTGGGACAAAAAACGTTATCTCAATCTTGAGGGCGGTCAGGGTTTTCATGGCGACAAGCTAAACATGATGCAACGCGTGGGAAAACGCGCAGCCGGGCGCTTGCTCGATGGCCGCGAATGGAACCAGATGACGGGTGATGTGTGATGACCAAAACTGAACTCGACATCATGGCAGAACAAAGCCAATCAAACCCGAGCGCGCGGATTAATTTCGGCGTGCTGCTCGCCTTCTTTTACGATGCTGGTCTGCTTGAATTTCGCGAAATTGAAAAACGTCCGACTCGGACAGCTTCGGACGTTCGGACGGACAACCCGGCAATGTAA